AATTGTGATATTAATAGTATTATTATTGCAAGTTTGTTACACGATATATGTAAGGTAAATTATGATTTTCCTGAGGAACGAGGCTATTATGGACACGGTACTAAATCTGTCCAAATACTTGAAGATTATTTAGATTTCAAGTTAACAGATGAAGAGTGGAGGGCTATACGCTTCCATATGGGAAGTAAATCATTCTTACGCGATGAAGACACAGCAAAAGAATTCAAAAAGGCTCAGGATGAAGAATTATGGCATCTTATCCACACAAGCGATTGTCTTAGTTGTGGTAATTATCCTAAGTTTATGCGTTCTACAGTAAAGGGTATTATATCCACATTAAAGTTTTAAAAAAGCACGGAATTATCCGTGCTTTATTCTTTTATGCTAATTCTGGGTATTTTTGTAAAATTCGATTTCTTAGACTTTTGATTTTGCGTTCATAATTCACATCAGAGGCATAACGCTTTCCAATGCCATTTACAAATTCGCCTGGTACTAAGAGGTCGAAAAGAGATTTACCATTTATGATATAAGACCTATTCATTAAGTCTATGTAACCATAAACACTTTCGTTAGGGTCAGAATAAGTGACTTTGTTTTGTCCATTATCCCACGAACCTTCTGAAAATACACTGTTAGTTCGCTGAGCCCTAGGTGTTGCCCCAAAGCAACTTTCTTGGTGCGCCACAGCCATAAGGAAAGGAAGGTCAAAATTTTCTTCCATAGAAGCCTTAACTAAAGTTTCAGGTTTCAAGTCGGTTGATTCCCAACTATAATTCTGATTTTTTAAGGCCGTTTCCATATACTTCCTACAAGCCTCTACTTTTGTTTGAAAAGTAGTATCCACCAATTCGGTTGCATCCTGTTCTGCCATTGCTGCTTTAATTAACATATCTCTTTCCGATTGTGAAAGATTCTGTTTATTAAGTGCAGCAACAATTGTTGTTAATGCTACTCCTGTAGCCAAAAGTTTTCTAATTATTCCTTTCAAGTTTTCTAAATTTTTTGAATCACCTAAGGATTCCTGCAAAAGTCGTGCCACACCTTCTGTTTGAAGGAGTGAATTAAGTTGTTCTTCTGTTAAAATTAGTTTCATTTACTCAAAAATGTTAGATAATTCAATAAGACTGCAAATATCTGCTCCTACTGTATCAAGTACATAACTTTTGCTTGTAATTTGTTCTAAAACAACCCCTAAACGGTCAGATGACGCTTTATCACCCTTAGACTCGAAATTCTTTTTCGCCTCAGTTATTTTAGACTTACACACCTCCTTATATTTATTAAAAACGGACTCTCTGTCCTTACTACTACTGATTTCTTTAAGTGCATTAGCCTCTTCAATAGTAAGTTTATCACTATATTTTACGTTAAAATCTTCTACGAGCCTTTTTGCTAAAGCATCTAAGTCAACAGATTCAAATACATTTTTCTTTGCATCTTTAGACTTAATATGCTCCTTAATAATTCTAGCAGCATCACTATACTCAGAAATATTTTTTGTGCCTTTCTTACTCTCAGCAATAAAATTAACGGCATTAGATAAAGAAACATTCTCATTTGGAATAAGACTTTTGGCCTCTTCGCCTACCAAAAGATACGCTTCAGATAAAACACGTCCTAATTTCTTGGTGTCCTCTTTAAGGGTTGATGGGTTTACCCCCCATTCAACAACCATCAAACTATTAACAAAGAAATCTATATCAGTTTCACTACCAGCCTTTCTAATGTTTTCGTTAATTGTATGCAAAGAAGATAAATTCTTATTCTCTTTTATCATCTTTGTATATTTGTTCATCAATTTCTTTCCTTCAGATGACTTAAACAAAATTGGGGAAAGTGCCTCAAAAGACTCTTTTATAAATCCAAAAGACTTAGTAGAAAGTTCTTTTGCCTCTTCGCATAGAACAATAAATTTATGACGATTGTCACACATTTCATTAATCATATTACGATAACTTTCAACCTCTTGTATAGTATTTAAAGTATTTACATAATCCATTTTCATATTGGTATTTTTCTTTATAAATAGTTGTTTTATTCTAAATCAACATCGTCGACTTCGACATCATTATTGTCTATTGAAAGTGCAGATACGGCTTCATTGATTAGGTTTTCATTTTCATATTCCTCTTCATTTATGAGGTTATCTATGGTTGAACATACTTGACGTATTCTGTCTTCCATAGTTGCATTTTTACCGTTAAAATCAACGATTTCCTCTACAATTTCTTCTGTCTTTTTACTTTGTTCAGCCAACATATCAAAGTATCTTTCGGTAAAAGATTTAGTGATAAGGTGTTTTTTAGATTTATTTTCAGTTAAAACAGGTCTTATGCGTCTCCTATTTTCCATAAGTGGTTCCCCACCATCAGCAGCAGGTGCTCCACCCATATCAGTTTCTCCTGCTTCACCGCCTAAATCGCCGCCTTCTTCAGCACCTGGTTCTCCGAGGTCCATATCCATATCACCACCGAGGTCGCCACCCATTCCTCCTCCGAGGCCGCCACCTCCTCCTCCGAGGCCGTCTTCTTCACCTTCTCCTTGCTGTTGAGCCTGTCCGCCTCCATTCATTGCTTCATAATCACCATAAATGCGGTCTACATTATCAAACATACCTGTCTTCTTAATGATATTAGCAGTTGCGGCCAATTCGGCAGCCATTGCTTTCTCAAAACGAATTTCGAGGAACATCTCCTTAATCTCAGCGTCGCTCATTTTCATAATTTCTTTCAACGCTTTGTGCATGGACATCATAGGAATACCAGTTCCTGGGTCTGCCAATGCTGTTTGCATAGTTGTGATTCTCTTTATTAAGTCATCTAATTCTTGTGCCTCAATTTGTGCAGATGGATTATTAAGTGACAATTGGAAATTACCAATTTCATCTGTTAATCCCATAATGTAGAGGTGAATCATCGCAATCTTATTAAGTTCCATCAACAAGAATTGCTGTATTCTATTAATCATACGAGAGAAACGAACATCCATAATAGAAAGGTTCTGTCCTTTACCTTGTGCTTCTTGGAAGTTAAGGAATGTCTTTGGAACACGTAATGCGGCGAACATCTTATTCTGCATATATTCCACATCCTCCATTTGCACCTGACTATTTGCAGCCGCAAGTGTTTCAATAGGATTTGGAGCATCCTCACGTCTCACAGGAATAAAGTAGTCACTTGCAACATCAAGGAAATTTCTACGAAGGTCTATTTGTCCTGTTGCGGGGTCAATAATAGGGGTTCTCTTGAAATTATTTGCAATCTGCTGTACATATGCCTCAACGTCTGCATCATTGATACCTCCCACAAAAATTTTGTAAACTCTACGCTCTACTGCTTTATCCAAACGCCATATAAGCATAGCATCCTCCATCATAGACCACATTCTCCACGCTCTTCTTGCTTTGTGTAACATAGATACACCATATGGGAGGAAGAATGAGTCATTTAATAGACGGAAGTGAGCAACCTGCCAATTTCTAAATGGATTATTTTCATTATGGCCATTCCACACAAAACGCACCTCATCAGGACGAACATCTTTATTATTTATTGTGCTTGAAATGGCATAACTTGCAGTAAAGCCGTTTTCAACTCTATCCATTTCATAAACAGGTAACATTGTCCATCCCATAATACCATTGTCTTTATCAATGTTTAAAAACATAAACGTGTTACCGTATTTTGTTAAATGTCGAGCAATCATAGGAAGGTCTGTATAAATGTGTAGACGATTAACAAAAAGGTCTTCAAGCATTGCTTTTGTTCTTTTAGAAGAAGAATATACGTTAATCATCTTACCCTTTGAGGTTAAAGGACAAGTTTCCTCAGAAATAATATCCAAAGCAGTACCAATCTCAGGAGAACCATCCATAAGGTCAGCGTCACGGTACATAAGTTTTACGGCTGTGTACCCCGCAAGGCTTTCCATAGCATTATCAGCACCAACCTTTTTCCACTGATAAGCCAAATATTTTTGTTGCTTATAAGTGTTAAGTTTGCGCTCATACTCATTTTTATCATTTGTACTAAATAAAACACGATTAGCGGCGTCTCCCATACCAGGAGGCGTTGTTATTACATCAGGAGAAACACTATCTCTCCCTGTGCCCCTAAAAACGTTATTTAGTCTTTGAAAAATCGTTAAATTATTATTAGCCATATATGTAATTGTTATACAATTATTCAATATAATATAAGGATAACTACCTTAAAGATAAATAGTTTATAAAGTCATTTACATTCGCAGTATTGAGTATTATATTTCTAATAAAATGTGTTATGACAGATTTTGAGAAAAGAGTTAATGAGTATATGCAGTGTGACAAGAAAACACTCGCAGAATTATTGGCATTAAGAGATTTAAATAATATTACTCCGATTGAGGAACCTAAGACACCTCTAAGAGATATGCAGTTCCCTCCTTATCGGCCAATGCCAAACATTCAGCCTAATACACCTAATACTGGGGACCCACTTCCAAACTACCCGTGGAATCCAAATGGTCCTTGGGGGCCAATTGTATGGTGTGAAACAAACACACAGTATATAAACTAAAAAAGCGGATTTTTATCCGCTTTTTATATATTAAATCCATAATAATCTCGCCCAACACTATCACTAAGGCCAGCATCAACTAATACCAATTCTTCTTGTCCATTTTCACTTACAACACCCCAAGAAGAAATTCTTTGTATATCACCATAAGCCTCAAGAGCGAAGTCTGTCATATACTGATTTATTTTAGAGAAAACATTGTTGTTATCATAAACCCAAGTTTCAAACTCATCAGATTTGAATAATGCATCGTTTTCCCCTTTATAAAGAGACCTTTCCGTGTACAATTTCGCTGTAAATTCTACCCAAGAACAGAAAGTGTCCCAATCATATCCGACCAATCTTTTAAAATCAGTCTCTTTCGCTTTTTTTGCTAACTGTGCTTCAATCCACAAGCCATTTGGGTCATATTTATATATTTTAGGGCACAAATTAAGAGATTGAAGATAACCGTCGTTCTCGGCTTCATTTTGCCCAACCCCCTTTCTGTTTTTAGCAAGTTTAATGCATTTTTCATTATCTATCATATAAACCCTTCTACTCGTACCTTGCCCCAAAAATTTAAGGCGTTCGTTACAATATTTAACTCTTGCAGCAAATGATGTCAAAGAAGAAAACTCATCCATATTAAAAGTAATTGGATAGGCCATCTCCGTAATCATATTTAACTGTGCCTCGGTTAATATAACTTTTTTCATTTTTCGCTTAATTTTATATTACATATATACCGAGTGGCGTATATTGCTGTATCTTATTTTGATTTTCAACAAGTTTTGCTTGTTCTTCCATCATATTAGCAGGTCTTAATCTTTCAAGGCGTTTTGAAAGTGTTTCCATAGCAGCATCATATTCTTCTTTTCCCTGCTGTATAAGCATTTGATAATCCATAGACATCTCTGCTTGTGGAATACTTACTTTACCACTAAACTTACCACGAACAAGGCCTAAAGTTTGTTTTGCTTTAGCCACGAAAAGTTGGCGTACTATCACTTTAGCAGGGTCGTTAAGGTAAGTATAATCAAGGCCTTCCATAGGTACTTGGTCAGGACTAAGAATTACATCATTTGCGTGGTATCTCATACACTCATCTGCATCTTCAGGGTCAGTAGTGTCGTAATATGTGTACCAAATTTCACAACCAACAAGACCGATGCCGTTATTGGTTCCTGCACCAGCAAACCCAAATGAAAGTTTACTTCCTGGTGTTGATAAAAGGTGTAAAAGATGTGTACCATTAGGGCCCCCTGTAATTTTATATACAAGGTCTCCCCTAAATAAACGGCTCTTGAAATTAAGGTCAGAAGCCATAAACGCAACATCAGCAGCCTGTGTGGTATAAAAACCACCCATACCCGCACCATATCCATATCCTGCTCCAACCTGTCCAAGTCCAGGCATAAAACCGACTCCACCACCCATATAATTTGCAAATAATGCTGTATCTGTCATAGGCGGATTTACATACATTACTTTATTAACAGTTCTGCCTGAAGGAATTACATAAACTTGTTTTCCCTGTTCAATGGTAATGAAATCCTTTTTCAACTCCCAAGGACCCTCTTGCTGCAAACCCACTTGTTTTGAAAACCAAAAAGAATATTCCTTTGTGAGGTCAAGACTTCTTGTCATAAAAGCGTGAGCAAGTTCAGTCGAATTGCTTGTATTTTTACCATAAAATCCCATCCAATTATTATCGATAATTTCATTTTGAACCCTTTCACCATAATCTTCTATGGCTACTTGAAGAAGTTCGCATAATTGGTCGTCAGTCAACTCAACGCTTCTTACTGGAGCACCAAGTATTCTTCTTACACGGGTAAATAAGGATTTTATTTCTTCTGTTATCTTAGTCATAATATTGTCTTAATTTCTATATAAATAGTTTATTCTATAGGATTAACCATCTATATGGATTACTGTTTCTTGCGTTTTGATTATTTGTGTATATAGGCATAGAATAGTTCCTATTAGGCGTTGCGTACACTTCGGTTGTTTGTTTAACAGTAACATTATGTGTTGGTCCTGGAACCGTTGCACTTGTTGTCCACGCCTTAAGTATAACTTTATCTTTCTCTTTCGCCTCCAAGAATTTCTTCATTGAGAAATTCATTACAAATACCGCCATAGCAAGACAGGTAAGCGTATCGTCGTGGCAACCGTCTTGGTGGTCAATACGCGCGGCAGTGCCTTTATAAATCCAAGTATCAAGTTCTGAAATTACTCGTTTAGACCTAATCTTAATTTGATTTGTCTTAACCATATTAGCAAAATATGTAAGCATTTGGAAGCGAACTGAACTACTATGGAAGCCAGGAAGTTTTCCATCAGGCGTAGGTTGAATTGAAGAAGCATCTCTCTGCATTGTATAAACCTTAAGTTCAGGGTCATCATAATATAAATTCTTATATCCCAAACGCATCATCATAAGAAGACAAGCATCTCCCGTACCGCCAATACAATCAATTACAGTAAACGCTTCGCCATACATCATTCCATAACGATATGCTATTTCTCCAATAACATCTCCAGTCATTTTACCTTGATATTCAAGCACTTGTTCAAGACAAGGTGTGCCATCATCATCAATACCATCTAAATCTAATATTTCTATGGCAGTTCTATCGGCGGCATCACCACGTGAACAGTCTATACTCATTAAATATCTATGTCCCGCTATTGGCTGCTTCCAAATCCAAGTATCCTCTATCATTGGGTCAATATAAAGCGGGTCTCGCTTATTTAATTTATCTTGCATTTCAATAAATTCAGGGTCAACAACGTTTGATGCGGAACCCAAGAATGATACATCCAACTCCTGTGCAATTTTCTGTGTGTCGTTATTAAACTGTTGACACATCCTTATATACCAAGGAGAACGTGGAAGCCATC